GGAACAACGTTAAACGATGCCCGGTCACGATCTTCAGTCATAGCGCGTTCAAACTCTTCTTCATACATAGCTTTTAACATCTGAACACGATTAGGAGCCCGCTTTACCGAAATATAATAAGCCAACCCTGCGGCCAAACATGGATAAAACCTAAACGGCATGTCCATATTGTTTATAAAGGTATCAGCATCGTCCATGCGTGTAAGAGCATTGTAAAAAATAACATCAGTGTCGTTTTCTGGAGTAGGCCAAATCCTTAAAATCGGCGTAACCTGACGATCTAAAAAGAACTGGTTAGGCCGAGACTGAGTGGTCTTGTTAGGAATATTAATATAGTCATCTCTACTTAACCTAGACAAAGCAAAGTCTGTCCCGTCCCGCCGAACTACCACAGACAAAATATCTATATTGCTTCTTACGTTAAAAAAATCTACCGCAGAAGTTACAGTTGTACTAGCACCACTTGTTTCACCTACAATAGTTTCACCCGCAACAAATGTCCCTGAAGGTATAGTTATAGCAAAAACAGTAGCAGAAGTAGCACTTGTTAGTGAAGCAGTAGCACCACTTGTTACACCTGTAATATTTTCACCCAATCTAAAAGCGTTAACAGTCCCTACTGTCATATTTAATATTCCGGCAGGATAATCAGCAATACCTGTAACTAACGGCAAAGATACCTGCTTAATAGTCCACTGATTTAAACCCCGGTTAGCCCATTCGGCAAGCATCAGGTTTAAAGATCGTTTGGCGGATTTAAGGTCGTAACCCGTTCTAACCTCTAAGCCACACCGCTCAAAAGCTTCTTCAATATAATCAGCTACATCAAGATCAAAATCTACGCTATTAGAAACCGCCATCTCATTCCTCGCTGTAAATATTGTCAAATATTTGGGTTACATCTAATGTATAGTCTAAATCAGATTTAGAATAATGTACATGCTGCGAAGGTTTGAAGTCTGGAGCGCCTTCTCCGGTTTCAAACCACGCAGGGTGAGTTACCCGCACACGATTGTTAGGTAACGCTACAATGTTTCCGGTCCACTCATCAGCATCTAATAGCTGCATAACATGAGCTTGTTTGTGTTGAGCCGGATCATCTGCAACGTCGGTATCTGTGTAATCAACGGTAAACATATATTTAGCAGGGAAAAACCTGCCATCTATCTTCGCCATCCAAGGACAAGGAGTAGCCCTGTCTAAGGTATATACAGCGTGTGTATGTGAAGGGCAGTCCCAAGGTTGTGCCTCGTGTACAGCCATAGGCTTGGGCCAATCTTCTAAAGGCTCATCTGCAACCAAGGCAGTTATAGGCATACGAGCCCACATTGCACCGCCATGAACATTAGCATCGCCGTCCTCATCAGCTTCGCAACCCGTAAAGATTACTTGAAAGCTTAAACAACGGTTGGGCATTGTTGTTACGGCAATGACCATAGCGTGAAGGAACTCGCCGTGATAACGCTCATGATTGACCGTAAATTCACGACGAACCCAACACTTAAAGTGCGGTATATTACTTTGTAAAAAAGGCATTTATTTACTTTTTCTTTCTTTTAACTACGCCGCCTTTAGCAAAGCCTTTTTTCTTCATCATCGCGCCGCCAGCTTTTTTCTTCATAACTCCACCAGCGGCTTTCTTCATAACGCCACCAGCGGCTTTCTTTGCCACCCCACCTTTAGCGTAGCCTTTTTTCTTCATCATCGCTCCGCCTTTAGCGTAGCCTTTTTTCTTCATCTTTTTCATGAAACAGATCCTTTTGTTCGTTTGCGTTTACTGGTTAATACTTTTCCACAACCTCTAGCTACCACAGTTCCGGGAATTTTCTTACCATTAAAAGGTCTTTTTGCTCTTGTTGCAGAAGGATCACCCCCTCTAGACATACTTGTAACGGTAGCAGCCTTTGTGTTTTTTACAACCTGTTGGCCTTTTGAGCCTGCACGTTTCTTCTTTGCAGCAGTTGCGCGGCGCTCTTCTTTAGAAAGAGACATAGCTTTGCTTTTAGGTAAACATCGGTCAGGGTTTTTCTTGTCTTTAGAAGTGCCGCAAGGTCCCTTAATAGACCCGTCAGAGCCTATTCGAACCCAGTTCTGTTCGCGCCATTTCTTTAGCTCGCCCATTTAACTTTTCTTTCTAGGAGAACGCAGCATTGTTTTTAGGGTTTTTGCTTGTCCAGCATGAAGCTTTGAAGCTTTTTTTAAACCCTTTACAACCTTCTTAACTTTTCGTTTGTTACCTTTACTTAGCATTATCCCTTTTTCCTTTTACTTTTCTTAGCGTAATTGGGGTCTTTGCAGTATTTAGAAGCAGCCATATTCGCATAAGCACTTGGATATGTATCAAATGTTCGTTTAGCCCACGCCTTTCCAGCAGGACATATTTTACTGCCTTTAGATTTTTTTGAAGCGGCCCCACCTTTTCTAAAGTAACTTAAACCTCTAGGCATATCGTCCCTTTTTTGGGGCGGTTTGGTGATTTGATTACTCATTTGACTACGACCTATTGCCATTTAACACTTCCAACGCTTGCGAGCTTGCCTCAAACGGCTGTTAGGGTCTTTTGCCGCTTTTGGAAACTTCTTCATCTGCCCAGCAGATCGTGCGCAGTAAGACTTACGCCTCTTCGCGTCCTTACTTCCGGGCTTAACCTTCCCTGTCACCGCTGTTTTAAGCTTAGAACCGGGGTTTTTACTACGATATGCTTTTACGCCAGCTTTTGTCATTCCCGCCCCAGACTTTGTGGGACGGAAGTTCTTTTTGTTGCGCTTTGGCATCTCGCCTTTTTTAGAATCAGCCATACTCTTTCCGCATAGCCATAATTATGGTGTAAGTATCTGCGCTAGTGTGGCCTACAGTCGTGAAAAGGACATCACCAGTTTTGCCGCTTCCAGAATTGTTTGAAAGACCACCAAAATTAGTGTAATCTTGATTACCACTTTGGTTTTCACCTAACTCAATACAGAAAACATTAGTTGAAGCGTCAAAAAGTATTTGAACCTTCATGCCAATGCACTGCCACCATATTTTTTCTATGACAACACCTGTACAAGCTTTACCGCGAGAGTTTGTAGCCAAACCACTAACATCAACCTTAACAACCGCAGCTTCACCAGAACCATCGGAAATATTAGTAAATTTTTGAACTACTTTTTTGTCGCCATCTATAAGCGTCTGTGTCGCTACCGCATCAGCCATATTAATCTCCTATATGTAGCGGTGGGGCGTTAACCCCACCAGATTAAACATTAGCCGTTGTCATGGTCTACGGCCATGCCAGTGATGCGAATCCATACTTTACCAGCGGTGTACGCTGCGTCAGTGGCAGCGCCAGTGGTGAGATACAAAAACTTCTTAGTCATAGCAGCAAGAGTAGCTCCAGCATCTGCTGTGGCGTAAAAGCCTAAAGATAGGTCACCGTTGTTCAAGAGGTTTGTACCGCTTGTCAATGCTGCGTCTTGTGCTGTAGTTCCTGTGGCTGAACAATCTAAGTTAATGTCTGGATCGCCGCCAGTTGGAACCTCGACACAGCCCATTTCGATGAGCATTGGAATGCCGTTTACTTCTTTAGTAATTGATCCAATGTGTGCTGAAGCTGCGCCAGCCGTACCAATCGCGTCACCAGCAGCACCGCCGCTTTTATAGCCAGCTTGAAGGTCGATAATCCATGTGGATACGATTGTTCCGTCAACCTTACTCACAAAGTGGTTTGTACCAGATTTTGGCACACCCGCACCAATTGCATTCGGCACGATACCAAAGATAGTTGCACCCGTATCTAAGCTGGCGTTGTTTGCGCCTGCGGCTGTGCCTGTGCTTGTGTCAACGACATTGTTGCCTGTGGTGGCAATCGTCTGTAACGTAAATTGTGAAGGTGTAATTTCACCAGTAGTTCCGTTTTTGGTGACTTGTTGAAAGCCGTTTTCAGACCGTACTGGACCGCTAAATGTAGAATTACCCATGAGAATCTCCTGTCAGGGTTAAGTCAGTCGCCCAATGCAACTGTCAGGGATGAGATAACAATACAACAGGAGCAATAAAAAAGAAAGGGGCAACCGAAGCTGCCCCTTAATTTGTCAAGATGACCTGATTTACGCTGCGCCGGGAGTACCAAACACAGAACGCCAATCACTTACGCCAAAGGAATAACGCTCACGGGCCTTGAACCGCATGTTACCTGTATCAAAATCGCCTTCCATGGCGGTCTTAATTGGTGAACGGTTAAAGAACTTGAAGCCGTTTGGTGCGTCAGTCTTTATGAAGAAGGCGTCTGTGTCAGTCAGGAAGTGGTTAACCACTGCACCGTCTGGCAACATGCCCATGTTCTTCATTGCGTTGTTGTCGTTATCAGCAGTTCCGCTACGCAGATTTGAGTTAAGAACTCGCTCTGCAATAAACTGAAGCTCTTTTGGAATGATAAGTTTCGTTCCACGAACTGCAATTTTAAGACCGCGCTCATCAGTAAATCCTGCAACATCAATCAACATCTGCTCCAAGGAGGTTTCGTTGAGGTCTGCCGCAGTGGCGAGAAGGTTGGTCTGGTTGCCGGACAAAGACGGATGCGAAGCTGAACAAAGTGCTGCGCCATCACCAAGAGCGTTGCCGCCCGTAGCAGAGAACGCGTTGTTCAAGATCGCAGCAGCTTTAATCTGCTTTGTTTGAGCCATCGAACGAGCAAGTGCTTTCGTATAACGGGAAGCAAGACGATCATAGAGATTGTCCTCAATAGCTTCTTCGGTAATTGAAAACGCAAGTGCGATAGTTTCGTGAGTGTAACGAGCAGTGTATGTTTCACGAGCATCATCAAACGAGATGGCAGTGCCTTCTCCTTTAAGTGGTGCTGCTGCAAAACCACCGAGCATAACTTCTTCCTCAAAAGCTCGGTCTGAGCTTTCTTCATCGAAGATTTCGCCATGTTCGTTCTCGTAACGATCGTATTCAAGCCCAAATAAAGCATTTAGGCCGGGTTCTAGCTCTGCCGCTAGTTGTGCGCGAGAAATAGCCATATTCTATAACCCCCTTATATGCCAGTTGTTGCGTAAGTGCCAACAGCGATAGTATTACCGTTGTTGAAGTGACCGTTTAGGCGAACAATATATTGATGCCCAAGCGCAGCGTAATCTTCGTT